ATGGCCCTATGTCCGCAGAACTCAATGCATTTAATCTTGCCGTATCAAGCCTAGATGTTGGCGAGTTTGTTCCGTTCGTTGTCATCTACTGTGAGATTAAGATTAAACCAATCAAGGCTATCGCAGCAGACATGGGAATTTGTCGAGATACATTTTATGAGCGTGCCCATTGTGCCGCGTCAAAGTGCATCGGGCTGGTCAGGATGCAAATCAGATTGAGTGACGACCGTTAACGCCCGAGCCAAGGTGACTGGCGGCAGTTTGCCCGGTCCATCTTGAGCGTTGGGTTAGAATTCAAAACGTAACTAAAGAGTGATGATGACTGATAAAGTGACAATCGGGAATTGCGAACTGTGGCACGGTGATGCCCGCGAAGTGCTGCCGTTGCTGCCGAAGCATGACTTGCTGCTGACCGACCCGCCCTATGGGTTTGGGCAGGGCATCGTGAACGTAGGCGACTGCCCGGCATACGCTGACAGCTACTCATGGAACGATGCACCGCCCGATGACGACTTGATTGTGCTGGCGCTTCAGGCGGCAAAGCAGCAGATCGTGTGCGGCGGGAACTACTTTCCGATGCTGTGGGCAAAGCCTGCGCGCGGCTTCATCGTGTGGGACAAGATGCAGTGCAGCGATAAGCACGCCGACGCCGAACTGATTTGGATTTCGTTCGACCGCAACGCGAAGCTGTACCGCTACTGTTACAGCGGGAACCGCTACGGATGGGCAGGCAACATCAAGGGCGTGGGATTCGCTTCAAACCGTGATCACCCTACGCAGAAGCCGGTTGAGCTGATGGCAGCCATCCTGCGCGACTATGGGCAGAAGGCCAACACGGTGCTGGACTGCTTCGCTGGCAGCGGAACAACCGGGGTGGCTTGCGTGAACATGGGCAAGGCTTTCACCGGCATCGAGCGCGAGCGCAAATACTTTGACATCGCATGTCGTAGGATCGAACAGGCGTATGCACAGCCCCGGCTGTTCGAGGATAAGAAGCCAGCATCAGCAGTGCAGGGCGACATGCTTTTTCCGCTAACGCAGACCTAATGGGCTTTGCCAGGAGCGGTTGTTCGCATAAAGAATTGATCATAGAAGTAGAAAACCTTTAAGCGTAGGAAAATGCCCTACAAAATAACATCCGACACTTAGCCCTATTTTTGCTATTGTTTCGGCTACCGTGGCAGTCAGCACCGGCCACAAAAATACATCCCCGCAATGTGAGGCCGAATATGACCGTAATCGATGCTCTGAACCAGAATCTGGCCGATGCCCGCGCTGAAGTTACCAAGATCGAAACCGAAATCGCCAACATTCCCGTAGAAGTGCATAACCTTGAGTCCGACACTTGGGCCAAGATCAAAGCATTCTTTGGAATTGCCTGAACCATCATCATTTTAGGCGCGGACCACTCCGCGATGAAAAATGGCAGCACGAAAAAATAAGATCAATCACGACGACAAAACAAAACGCCTGATAAGGGCTACTCAGCTACTTAACCGTTTGAATCAATTCGCAAACGGAGAAATAGACATGACCCAAGCCCAAGTCAACGCGGCCAGAATCGTTATTGGCAAGGAAGTACCCGATCTAAAGGCCATTGAAGTACGCGGTAACGAGGATCAGCCATTGGTGCATGTGTTCACATGGCAAAGCTGATAGAAATTCAGTACAAGCCGAGAGACGCATTTAAGCCGCTCCACAACACACAAAAACGATGGGCTTGTATCGTCGCACATCGTCGAGCAGGAAAGACGGTTGCATGTATCAACCACCTGCTCCGCGAAGCATTAACGACCACTAAGACAGATTTCCGCGGTGCATATCTGGCCCCGTTCTATCGCCAGGCCAAAAGTGTTGCATGGGATTACCTCAAGCGATACTCGTCAGTAGTGCCGAATGTATCGATGAACGAATCCGAACTTCGGATTGATTATCCGAATGGGTCTAGAATCCAGCTTTACGGCGCGGACAATGCTGATGCGCTGCGTGGTCTGTTCTTTGACTTCGTAATCGCTGATGAATATGGAGACTGGCGACCGAGCGTCTGGAACTACGTTATAAGGCCGGCGTTGGCGGATCGGCAGGGTAAGGCGATCATCATCGGTACACCAAAAGGTAGAAACCTATTCTGGGAAACATACAGCCGCGCTACGAATGATCCAGAATGGCTCTCCCTCAAGATCACGGCATCGGCCAGCGGAATTCTTCCTAAGTCTGAATACGACGCACTTAAAACCGAGTTGGACGATGACGCTTGGCGGCAGGAAATGGAATGCGACTTCGACGCCGCTATTCCTGGCGCGATATGGGGGCGTGAAATATACCAGGCTGAAGTCGCTGGCAGGATTACACGGGTCGAATGGCAAAAGGCATTCCCCGTGCATACCGCCTGGGACCTTGGATACTCCGATGATACGGCGATATGGTACTACCAGGTCATCGGTGGAGAAATACACATAATCGACTATTACGCCGCCTCTGGCCGAGATATAGAGCACTATGGCAACGTAGTCTCCAGAAATCCATACAAATACGGCACGCATTACCTGCCGCATGACGCGAGAGCCAAGACGCTCGCCTCCGGAGGTAAATCGATCATCGAACAACTCTCGAACTACTTGGGCCATAAGCACCTGTCGATTACGCCACATCTTGACATGCTGGACGGAATCCAAGCAGCCCGTGCGGCTTTTCCTCGTATCTGGATTGACTCTGCCAATTGTAGGGACGGCATAGAGGCCATCAAGCAATACCAGCGAGAATGGGACGAGGACAAGAAGGCATTCAAAGATAAACCCCGTCACGATTGGACCTCACATGCCTCAGACGCCTTGAGGTATTTAGCAGTAGCGTGGCGAGAAGAACAAAAGCCTAAAGCACCAGACGACCCAATACGCGGTATCGTCGTTGGTAACAATACCGTGACATTAGATGAACTGTACGCTTCCAAACGGCGGATAACTAACACGAGGATTTAATATGCCAGGCATCAACCAAAACGGCTACAGTTACCGAAATATCTCTGCTAGCGCGAACGTTTCGAACGTTTCATGCACGCTGGCCGGAGTTTTTTGCTCGACCTCCACGAGCGGCACCATTGCTATTTATGACTCGGCCACAACCACAACATCATTGCCTGTTACCGGAACCATTGCACTGACCGCAGGACAGTTTTATTCGGTTCCTGCCGGCCTGGGTTATGGCTGTTACGTTGTGATTGGCGGTACGGCTAACGTGACGGTATTTACTGCCTAATGACTGACGTTGTACTACCCAAGTCGGTTGAGTATTACCTCAACCACATCTCCCAATACGAGCGCGAGTTCAGGAAATGGGAGGGTCGCGTCAAGAAGATCATGGACCGTTACAAGGACGAGTCCAGGAATATTCGTGATTCGGACGGATCGCGATTTAATGTGTTGTGGTCGAATGTCCAGACCCTAAAGGCGTCGACCTTCGCAAGGATTCCGCAGCCCGACGTTTCTCGACTGCACCGAGACAATGATCCAGTTGGTCGGGTAGCGTGCCTGATTCTGGAACGGGCGCTGGAATTTGAAATTGAGCACTACTCTGACTACAAGCAGACCCTCCGCCAGTCGGTATATGATCGTTTTCTGGGTGGTAGGGGGATTGCATGGGTACGTTATGATCCAACCTTCACCCAATCGGACGTTGAAACCGAGATCACGGAAGATGTTGAGGCCGATAATCCTGTCTCTGAGAAACTTGATTTTGAGGCCGCTCCGACCGATTACGTACACTGGAAAGATTTTGGTCATTCGGTTGCGCGGACGTGGGAAGAAGTCTCGATTGTATGGAGAAAGGTCTATCTGACCCGCCAGGCATTGCAGGAGCGATTCGGGGATGATGCGGACCGTATCCCATTAGATGCTTCGCCTACCGAGACCAAGAATAACGATCAGGACGGGGTAGATAAACGCGCCCTGATTATAGAGATATGGGACAAGGAAGCCGGGCGCGTGTTCTGGCTCTCAAAATCACTCGGTAAGTTTGTTGATGAGAAGGACGATCCACTCGATTTAGAGGGTTTTTTCCCATGCCCGCGTCCGCTTTACGCTACTCTAACCAATGATTCGCTGGTTCCGGTTCCGGACTTTACGTTGTACCAGGACCAGGCCACTCAATTAGACCTCCTCTCGGACCGGATTGATGGACTGATTAAGGCGCTAAAAATATTCGGCGTCTATGATTCGTCTATTCCGGAACTGGCCAGGCTGTTCAAAGAAGGCGGAAATACAGAACTATTGCCCGTCAAAAATTGGGGGGCTTTCGCGGAGAAGAATGGATTATCGGGATCGATCCAGCTAGTTGAAATTGCGCCCATTGCCCAGGCCCTGAACGATGCCTATACGGCATTTGAGCAGATCAAGAGCCAGATTTACGAGATCACCGGCATTAGCGACATTCTTCGAGGCCAGACGCAGGCCAGCGAGACGGCGACAGCGCAGAACATAAAGAACAGCTACGCGACACTCAGGCTAAAGGTCTATCAGGACGAGGTTAGCCAGTACGCAACGAATCTGCTACGCCTGAAGGCTCAGATTATCTGCAAGCACTTTGACGACATGACCATCCTCAAGATGTCCGGGGCCGATCAACTATCTCCTGCAGACCAGCAAATGCTGCCGATGGCGATGCAGCTACTGCGAAACGATGTGTCCAGGAATTTTCGTGTGGATGTAGCGGCTGACACGTTGGTCTTTGCCGATGAACAGCAGGAAAAGCAGGACCGGATGGAATTTCTAAGTGCGACATCCGCATTTATCGAGAAGATCGTCCAGGGCGCTTCCCAGGCACCGCAGATCGTGCCAATAGCGATTGAACTGCTTAAGTTCGGCGTGTCCGGATTCAGGGTCGGTAAGACAATGGAAGGCGTGATCGACGAAGCGGCTGAACAGTTGAAATCACAGCCACAGCAACAACCTCCGAATCCGGAGATGGTCAAGGCGCAATCCGCACAACAACAACAGCAGGCCCAGATTCAGCACGAGCAACAGGTCGAGCAGTTTAAGGCTCAAGCAGAAATTCAGATCGAGCAATCACGTATCCAGGCCGATAACCAGATCAAGCAGCAGCAGATGCAGATCGACGCGCAGCAGGAAGAGCAGAAGCTCCAGCACGAAGCGGCCCTGAAGCAGATGGACATGCAGATGCAGCAGCAACTTGCTATACAGCAACAAGAATTCGACCGCTGGAAATCTGAACTTGAAGCCACAACTCGCATCACCGTTGCACAGATTGGCTCTGGACTGATTAACTAAATATGCGATACAGACAGATTAAATTGGATGGTAAATGGGTGCTTGAGCCTATCTTAGATAGCTATCAGTCAAAATCGCCAGCCGTACTAGGCGACTTCGCGCCTTACCGTTCCCAGGTGACAGGAGAGATGGTCGAAGGTAGGAAAGCCCACCGGGAACACCTTAATCGCCATAACGTCATCGAAATTGGAAACGAAAAGATCACTCCGCAAGCCGACCGACCTGACCGGCTCAAGGAACAAATTGCCCGTCAGGTCTATTCAAAATTGCGTTATTGAAAGGGAAAATCATGACTTTAGCAGTCGAACTTGTCGGTGCTCACCTAGCACCTGTAATCGCCTCGACGATTGGCGGAGTTCCATCTACAATTGCGGCAGCTGGAGCCAACCAGGGCACCGCCGCTAGGATAGGAACATCCATTGTGTCTGTGACCGGAGCCACCGGAGCGAACGGCGTTATTCTGCCCGCAGGGTCTCCTGGAGACACAGTTACCATCTATTCCTCCGCCGCCACGAATGCCCTACTGGTTTATCCGCCTTCTGGGGCCGCCATCAACGCTGTCGCTACGAATGCCGCTTACAGCCAGGCCGCGCAGACGACGCACCAATACAAGTGTTTCTCGGCGACCAGCTGGCTAGCGACGTAATACCTAACCACTAACCAACAAGTCACCTTCTGGTGCTTTATTTATGGAGTTGAGATGAGCGATACTACTCTACGCGACACTCTTGCTGCAGCGGCCGAAGAACAGGATATTCCTCGCTCTGCGGGTTGGGAGAAGGAATATGATAACTACTGGGAAGCGCTGCCCGAGAATATCCGGGAATATCTACTAGAGCGAGATGGCATGCTTTACGGGTTAACTGGCATCAGCGACATTATGCGAGGCTAGACGCGGCCATCTTGCTAGCGACGTAATACCTAACCACTAACCAACAAGACACCTTATAGTGCTTTATTTATGGAGTTGAGATGAGCGAGACTACTCTACGCGACACTCTTGCTGCAGCAGTCGAAGAATATCAAAGCCTTGGTAATGAAACCGAGTCCGAAGCGTCGGAACGGACTCGGGATGAGCAAGGACGGTTCAAGGCCCAGGAAAAAGAAATCCAAGAGGAAATCAAGGCCGAGGAACAGGTTGTCGTTGAACAGGCCATTGAAGAGCCTAAACGGGTCATTCCTCGACCGACGAGTTGGAAGAAGGAATACGAGAACGACTGGGAAACGCTGCCCGGGAATATCCGGGAATACATCCTTGATCGTGAGGGACAGTACGCCAAGGGCGTATCTACCTACAAGAACCAGTGGGACTCTGCCTCGCCGATCTACGAGGCCGTGGCACCGTTCCTGCCTGAGCTTCAGCAGCACAACATCAATCCGTCGCAATGGATACAGAACCTTGGCAATGCGCATCGGACCTTGGCTCTCGGAAATCCAGACGAGAAGTTACAGATGTTCTCTCGACTGGCGACGGATTACGGGATCAATCTGGAAAGCCTTACCGGCCAGCAGTACAACCCGCAGTTCGGGATGTTGGCGCAAGAGCTGAGCCAGATTAAGAACCAGTTCACCCAACTACAGACCATTCAGCAACAGCAGGAACAAGCCAAGCTGAACAATGAAATACAGGAATTTGCAGCAACGGCTACGCACTTTGAAGCCGTCAGGGACACGATGGCCAACCTCCTACAGAGTGGCATGGCGACCGACCTGAAAACCGCCTACGAAAAGGCTATCAGACTCCATGATGATGTCTGGCAG